ATGGAATCGAACCATCGACTCGTTGTGAGTAAAACAACTGCTCTGCCCCTGAGCTAAAAAGACGGAGTGTGCTCCATAGTGGAATCGAACCACTGACCTACTGCTGGTTGTGACGTACAAAGCAGGTGCTCTACCTCTGAGCTAAAAGAGCTTGGTGTTTCTTGTTTTTTGTTGGTTGTCGTCTTTACGTCGTCGTCTTTACGCCTTGGGGGCAGTCTTGATGAAGTGCACCTTCAGGAACGACTGGAGGTTCAGGTACGTCACCTCATCCTTGTCGCCGACGCGGAGGAGCTTCGCGAGTGCGGCGTTCGGGAGGATGCGGCGCTTGAACGAGGGGTCGAAGCACGAGTGCGTCTTCACGTACTCGCTGATGAACTTCGTCACCTGCGTCTGCGAGCGCGTCTCTCCCGACTTGAGTCCCATGAAGTGGCACAGCTCGTCCGTCAGCGGGCGCTGGACCAGGAAGGCATTGTTCGCGCGGCGCTTCTCCCAGGCGGCACGCTGCTCCGGGGTCATCGTCGCCGGGTCAACCTTCTTCTTCTTCTTGGAGTCGCGGGCCTCACGCTTGGCGGACTTGGCCGCCTCCTGGACCGCCTTCACGGCGTCGCGGACGCGGGTCGACAGCTCCGAGCTGAGAGTCTTGAGCGTCTCGGCGAGGGCAGACAGCTGCGCCTCCGAGGAGACAGCCGGGACCGTGGACACCGGCTCGGCGGACGGCGTGATAACCGTCGGCACCGTGACCTCCGCCTTCGCGGGCGTGACGGTCTTGGTAGCCTTCGCCTTGGGCTCGGCCTTCACCTTCGGAGGGGCGGGCGCCGCAACGGCGACAGGGGCGGGGGCAGCGACGGTCTTCGGGGCATCGGACTTCTTCGCGGCGGGCATCTTGTTTGACTTAGAAACAGAAGAAGAGGACGACATCTTTAACGCACTGGTATACTCTTACCATCGGCGGTCATCTAAACCCTTTTCTTTTCAACAACGATAGATTGCTGACATTACCGCAAATACGGTTTCATATGGCTCCTTTTGAAGAGTGACAACCATCATCAGGTTTCGCAATGAGTTGATAATATACATTGTCGGACCTGCATTCACAATAGAAAATGCCAGCATATGCTGGGCGAGGTAGGATGTAATTGGCGAATCATCCCGCAAAAACCTCCACATTGCAATATGAGAACTTTTAGGAAGGCGGGTAAGTTGATTCAACGATACATCCACGAATCCGTTATCTACAAAGGTTTGATGTAGCATTATCCATCTAGATCGTATGCGCTCTTCGGCATCTCTTGGATCGGGCGGTACACTCATTATATGGTGGATTCGATATGCCCAAGCTTCTCGCAGTCGCTTTCGGACTTCAATTGTCAGGGGTGTACGAGTGTATGGGTTTGTAGGCTCAACAGACTTCAAAGACCATATCCACAATGTATCAAAATCAAACCACCACGTCTTGTCGTTTTCGATAAACCCAAAATAGCTAAACGGATGCTGGCGACCTGATTCTGTAAATGTGACTAACTCTTCATCGTTTGCCAGGTTCTTGCGATTGAGGACACCCGGACCGCCTAATCGAAGTCGGCGGACGACTAGCCAACGCCGAGCAATCGATTGACACTTAATGATCCGAATGTCTTTCTCGCGAATATCTTTCCATATTTCAGACGTCTTTGCCTTTGCATGGGTTCCACAAAACATATGCCTGCGCAATGCACTGGCTGTGCATTGTAAAGTTGATCCTTTCTTCTTCACTGCAGCGCACCTGACCATTATCTTATCTGCGGTAGTTCTTGAAAGTAGAAACGGACGGATAAAATGGATCTACAGACAAGCCGAGTAATAGGATCACACAATCAGAGCAAAATGTCCGTCAATGCAATCATCAACGCCGCGAACCTCGACATCAACAAGGTCTCGTTTGGAGATATCCGCGTGAGCAAGACGAATGGGTCCAAGAGTGTCCCGATCAAGTACAACGGGCAGAACTTCCAGATGCGTGTTCCCAAGCTTCAGTATCCTATGGGGGTCTCAATCAAGGAGACTGAGAACGGAATCAACTACACGATGCTCGCAAGTCTGCGTGGATGCGACTCCTACGCGAAGGAGCGTGCCCCAGCTGAGGCGGGAGAGATCGGACAGATGTACAACTTCCTGAAAGACCTTGAGGAGAAGGTCATCAAGACGGGGGTGGAGAAGTCCACCTCATGGTTTGGGCGTGCTCGCAAGGAGGATGTCCTCCGTGACAGCATGAAGACGCTGGTGTCTCCCAGCGTGGAGAAGCAGGGGGCTGAGTGGGTTCCGAACGGAAAGTACCCGCCGAGCTTCCGCATGAAGGTTCCTGTCTACGATGGGAAGGTCAATATGGATGCGGTGGATATGGCGAATCGCCCGATCCCGCTGACGACGGAGAACCTGGAGACGGTCTTCCCGAAGCGCATGGAGGCGCGGTTCATCGTCACCCCGAGCATCTACGTCTCGGGACAGGGATTCGGAGTCACCTGGCGCATCTCGTATGCACAGGTGTCTGCACAGCAGCGTGTCACGGCGGCCCAGGTCTTCGAGGCGGAGGAGGGAGCCGATGAGGAGGAGGAGAGGGAGAAGCCCACGGTTGCACAGCTCCTCTCGGCATTCAAGGAGCCTGAGGTTGAGGAGGCAGTGTTTGAGGCAGAGGTTCCGACTGCGGCACCGACATCTGCGGCTCCTCCGCCAACTCCGGCAAAGCAGGCTCGTCGCCGGGTGGTGGGAGCGGCAATGTAAATCCAAGTAATCCCCAAACTTTAGAGTCAGCAGGCGGCCGACAGACGTACAAATCGTCGTCTATAAACAAAATTTTTGCTTTGTCTGGGAAGTCGAGTGGGCTTTGCACATCTTGGCAGTCTACCTTTTTTAGTGATCGTAGTCCACAGTCTGTACAACTATGCACAATGGGAGGGTGCAACACATGGTCAAGGCTCACGATACGCGCGTCTCCGTAAAGGCATCCACCTAAAATCTGATCGGTTGCCGTTTGTTCTTCGGTGATCCATCGCTCAACTGTTGTACGGGGAAGAACTGACCACAAGCTCTCAATGACAGTCCATTCTTCCTGGAAGAAAGAGCTGAAGGGGTCGTCGTAAAACCAAAGAATACGAAAGTCAGCATTGTCTGTCAAGGAGTGCTCAACCAGTCCTACGCGCTCAAGATCTTCGCTGTACAACCAATATACATTTGCATGAGAGTACTGTCTGTCGCGGGAACCCCGGTAGACATCACGACCATCCATTGACCACAAGTCAGAAACGACATCTACATCATGCTCCGACACATCCCTTGAAAGATTTGTGTAGATCACGCGTGGATCCAAGATTGACTGCATTACTCAAAGGTAACAACTACCTTCACGTCATGGTGACGCACAGCCTTGGTTGCAGACCGACTAAGCTCATGCCTCTTGCGTCGAACACCATCCTCTGTCGTCTTGGGTTGAATCGTAGTCGAACAGGCCTCCATGTCTGAGTGAATGGCATCGTAGTTCTCCTCGAGATACTTGAGCACATCATCCTGAAGCGCCCACTCAAAAAAGTTGAGCTGTCCAACAGTGGTGTCCAGTCCCATAAACTGAATGCGCTTCCAACGACAGAACGGGTCGAACATCTTCTTGCTATACGCCTTCAGGTGAGACTTGTAGGCGAGGTAGACAATGACGTGGCGGGTGCCGACCAGGTATGCCACATTGTGCTTCTTTGCATAGTTAGTCACAAGCCAGTCCAGAAGACGCAGGCTGATCTTCGACTCTCCAGACAGGATTGTCTGGACCTTCTTGAAATGTTCCGCGTTTGAGTAGAATCCCTCCAGACGGTGCAGGACCCAATGATCGCGATTTTGAATGACCTCCATTTGTAATCTTACTGCGGTATTCTCGCTTAAAGTGGGTCCGTAAGATAAAGATAAAGACAAATGGCTTCAGTTGATGCTCCGACGACAATCATTGGGTCTGAGGAAGAGGTTGCCAAGCTTCTTGAACCCCGTGAGCCCCGTGACGAGAACATCAGTGTCGCGACATCCGTTGGGTTTGGCTTCGAAGGTAAGTTCATTCTGCCTGGAGAGACGCAGGAGTACAAGGAGTATGCATCCGCACAGGAGATGATTCAAGATCAGCCCCCGCTTCCCGATCCCGTCTTTGAGAAGGATGATGTTCTGCCGACGATGAAAGATGACGGATTTCCCCTCAATAAGATTGAGGAGTATGATGCTGAATTCAAGAAGATGTATGAGGATATGTTCAGTCGTTCATCTGAACTTGGTGTAATGGGTGCTGGAGATTTTGAGGCACGTCTCCTCGCCCTTCAAAATGAACTTTCGGACAGCAAGGTAGAGAACAGTAATGGAGGAGGGATTGACCTCGTACCTTCTGGAAGATCGTCCGTATACCCATCTCAACGCTCGTCTACGCCGTTTTGTGGCTCTGTGCAAATCCCTTGCGCCGGAGATTTCGCGCCGCCTCCTCCGACAGGAGGTCATGCGAGTGACTCAAAAGTTAATGACGAGCAAGGTTGGTCTTCTGTGGATGCGTGATCGAGCATTTGAGCGAACGGTTCGGCTCTACGGAAAGCAAAGTCAACGAACAGATGCTTGGCACTCCCAACGTGGAACTATGGTGACTGCATCTGAAGTCTCCAAGGTTTGGCAGACACCTGCATCTCGCTTGGAGCTGCTCTTGAAGAAGCTCGAGCCACCGGCCCGGGCAGATACGAACATCTCGAATGCAATCCCTGCGTTGATTTGGGGCACCCGATTTGAGCCAGTTGCAAAGAAGATCTACGAAGATACGACTGACTGCGATATCATTGATGTGGGTTGCTGTCAGCATCCTGTACACAAGTTCCTCGGAGCGTCTCCAGACGGTCTGATTATTCCAAGGTATGC